GTTTTTCTTAGCAGGTCCGTGAGTTCCTGTACTTCTTGTTTTAAAGCATGTAACTTTCCCGTTAAATACTTATATTCGTCCCAACTTGGAACGCCTTGTAATATAGCTTGTTCTACTGCTGTTTGTCTAGCAATTAATTCTTTTTTGTAATATGTAAAAAAATTTTCTAACCGCATGCCTTCATTTGATCAGCCATGCTTTGTGCTCTGTTGGGGGTTTGTTTTGCCCAACGGGAGTCTAGCATCTCAATACTCGCAACGTCATATTGAGGTGGATCTTGTTGAAGAGCCTTCCACATATTGCGAAACTTTGAGACCCCAGATTTTCCAAGCTGAAATACCATTTCTATAATTATTATTTTTGCATCATCACTGATGTTTGCTTTACCGCCAGAAGGGCAATTATCAATAAGATCTTCAGCACTTTTTATAGCGGTTTGTAAATCATGTTCTAATATAGTCATTAAAAACTTTTCTTCGTATTCTTTATCGTCTTCCCAAAAGTCTTCGACGCAGAGGTGTCCTACGCCCACCGTTCTTTTGTTTAGGGTATCTAGGTACACCTTGTTTCTGTAACCTTCATGCTTCTTTACAGAAGCTAAAAGTTTTTCCATATTAATCATGTATAAATTTTTGTTATAGGTCTTTTATTTTTTAACATTCTACCAAAACCTCTTGGTTCAACCTCTATATAACCTCCCATGCTCTTTTTAACAATCTTATTCCCATGTTTTTTTGCCCAACTCTTAGCAATTTTGGGTTCATTGGCATAAAGATACGCTCTTTGTTTTTTAGAGCGAAAAGGCATTAGCTTTTCTTTTTAGGTTTAAAAGCAGTTTTAGCTGATTGTTTTAAAGCTTTTGCAGAAACTGTGCCTTTGCCAGGTCTACTCGTGCCTGCTTGTTTGCGTTTGTTCATGTTGTAATAAAGTCCCTTTTTAACAGTTCTTCCATCTTTAGTTACATGAGTTCCTTTTTTAGCTTTAATAACAGATCCCTCTCTAGAACCTTTTGCCATACCGCCGTTTTTTTTTGCAATAACTCCTCTGCCTATTAAAACATCTTTTTTAGTTATTTTACCATCTCCACTTAAATCTTTCATTTTTTTCTTCATTTAGCTATCCCCATTCCACGTTTTGCAATACCACCACCTCTGCGTTTAATTGTTCCACCTTTTTTTCTCATTGTTGGATTGTACCCTGTAACACTTCTAATTGTTGGATCTTTAGAATAACCCATTGGATTCATTCCACCACCCATGCTACCACCCATGTTTTTCTTTGAAACTTCTTTTACAATTCTTTTTTTCTCTGCTTTTAAATTTTTCTTACCTTTTTTAGTGTAAGCTTTTTCGGAATCAACTCTACCTAATTCCTCTAGTCTATTCATTCGTTTTGTATTAGCCATAATTGTCTCCTATTTTTTTTTAATTAAACCCATTGCACCTTTTCCAGCCTTAATGCCGAAACTTGCTGAGCAGGCGATATATAATAAATGTTTGTAATAATCAGGAAGTTGTTGCAGGGCAACAAACCCAGCTTCTATATGTACAGTCATTCCAGGGAAAAAAACTAAAGTTGCTGGAGCAAGAAGACAAATTAAAATTAGTTCGTCTTTCCACGACCCTTTCATTTGATCCACGGCTGATGCTTCCCATTTCACTTTGCCAGCGATCTGGTCCTCTTTTAACTTAGTTGCTGCTTTTACTTCTGTAAGTTTTAATTCTGCTTTCGCTTTTTTGGTCTCGACGAAGCCGCGAATTCCATCGGCGGCAACGCCGAGTAAGGGTTTTGCTAAAAGTTGCCAGACCATAGTCTAGGCTCCTCCTCCAGTTAGCTGACTAATGATAACTAAAACAATAATAGCGACAATACCCGCTTTTATCCAGTCCTTCATTTGCCAGTCTGACCACTCTTTTAAGTGAGCCCATAAGTCTTTTAATAAATTCATGTTACCTCCTATGAATATGTTACTTTTTTAGATCGACCTTTCATACCTTGTGTGATTGTAGATTTATTTCCAGGAACAGACATAACTTTTCCTCCCGATTTATACATCATACCTCCACCCATCATTTTTTTAGGTTTCTTTTTTTTAGGTCTCCCTTTCTTACTTCC